GTTTATTTGATCTGGCAGGGTCACTCGGCTCTGCATATTTATTGAGGTAAAGAATGACAACAGGATTAACATTAAATCAGGCTCTTATGAGTCCGACAATGAGACAACTTTCAGCACCTTTAAACAATCCTTCTGCAAACATACAACCATTAGCACAGTCAATGGCACAACCAATGGCACAGGGGCAAGGGCCATCATTTAGGTTTCAAAACCTCAATCGTGCTTTTCAGTTAGACCCAAGAAACACACTTGCAAGTGCTTTGATGCAACAAGGCATGAGAGGTGGCCCAGTAAGAACACCATTAGAAGGTATAGGAAGACTGTCACAGAGTCTTGTCGGTGCAATGCTACAGAAGAGGGCATTGGATAGATTAGAAGGACAGGAGACAACCAGACAGGAAAATTTACAAACAGCATTACAAAATCTTAATTTAGAAAATAATCCTGCTTTGGCGGCATTAGCACAAATTGATCCACTATCTGCATTGACGGCAGGAGTTCAACAAGAGTCAGCAATGCAACAAATAGGTGCTAGAGCAGATTTAGGAAGAACAACACAAATAACAAGTGCTATTGCTAAGTCATTAGGTTTAGATACTTCACAAGGTCAGGTATATCAACAAGATGCAAAAGGCGGTTTAAGTTTAGTGCAACAAGGTAGACCTCCACAGCCATTAGGTTCATCATTCCAAGCTTTGGCAGGCAACAGGGTTTTATCACTTTATAACAAAGCTGACAGAACAGAAGAAGAAACACAGGAGATGAACTTTCTTAATCAGCAACTTAAAAGACCAAGAGTATATACAACACAAAATCCTGATGGTTCATCACAACAAATTAAAGATCCTGGTTTTGATGCATTAGGATTTTTACAAGGTGGACAAACAGGTCAAACTACAACTGAAACTACAGATGGATCACAGCAACAAGATGGACAGACAACTGGCCCAGAAGTTATTGGTCAAAAGGTAGCAAAACTTACTGAGCAAGAAGCAAGTTATGTTTCTGATTATGCTAGTGCTGCTGCTGATATACAAACAGTAATAGATATAATGTTTAATGGTGATCTTTATAATGGAGATTTTGATAAAGTTACATCAGTTGCAGCAGGTTCTGAGGTGGGTCAGGCATTGGCAGGTAGTGAAGCACAAAGACTTAATAATGCTCTTATGAATTTGATAGATTTAAGATTAAGAAAAAGAACAGGTGCGACAGCCAATGAATCAGAAATTGCAAATTATTCTAATCAAGTCTTTCCAGGTCTTACAACAAGAGAAGAAACTATGAGAGATAGAGTTGCAAGACTTGTAAGAGAAATAAACTCTGGATTTGATGCATTTAGTAAAGGAAGAGACTTAGGAGATGTAAAGACTCTTGTATTACCAGAAAAAGCAAAAGCCTCACAAAATGATTCAATGACAGTAGAGTTTTAATTATGGAACTTAATTTTAAAAATATGCAAGGTTCACCATTTGCTGTAAGAAGAGCCGTTGGGCAAGCACCATCAGAAAAAAAATTAGAGGTGTTACAGCAGTTTTTTCCAAAAGCAATAACAGCAGAAGATTTATTTAATAAAAACCCAACTATACCTGAAGTCTTGGGTGTAACACTAGATGATGTTGGCAAAGATAATTTTTTCTATGAAGATAATGGTAAGCTTGAGATATATAACAAACCTGGTTTTTTTAGAGGCAAATTCCCATTTGTAGATACAGGCGATATTGAAGAAAGAGGGCGTGATGTTGCATCAGCTTTAGGTGGCATTGCAGGTGCATCAGCAGCACTTGTAGGTGGACAACTAGGGCCACAAGCTTTGACTCCAGAGGAAATAGTTACAGTTCCTGCGGCTGCTGCATTAGGTTCTGAAGGTGCTGCTAGAGCCTATGATGTTGTAGTGGATATGCTTACACCAGGTGGCACTCCAAGTAGGGGCTTTATAGATGAAACAAAAAGGTCAGCAAAGAATATTGCATTAGAATACAGCTTTGGACAGTTAGGTGATTTAGGTGTACAGGGTATAAAAAATGCACTTAAATATGGTGGGCAGATGGCATCAGGTATTAGTCCATCACAGCTTGTAAATGATTTTAGAGTTTTAGGTATTGAACCAACATTTGGTTTATTGAGTAACAGACGATCTTTAGCAAATATAGAAGAGGTTTTACTTGGCAACCCATTTTCAGCAGATGCAATAGTAAGACAAAGAAATAATGTTTTAGACTCTATTAAAAATGCATCAGAAAGAATAAGTAGAAAATATGGCACTGCTGCTGAAAGCAAGGAAGAAGCAGGAACATTAATTTTAAATGCAGCACAGGATGCAAGACAAAACTTTGCAAAAAGACAAGATAGTTTATATGGGGCAGCCTATGATGCGGCAGGTAATGTTTCAAGTGATTTGACAAACCTAAAACAATTAAAAGATTTTTTAAGCAATCAAAAGAAACTTGCACCTTCTACATTGGGTAAAGATATAAACCCTGCTATCAATCAGATTAATGCAATACTTAGAGATGCAGGTGCTAATAATAATGCACTACCGCTTGATATTTTGAGAGGTATAAGAACACAAGTCGGTAAAAATTTAGGGCCAATAAAAGGTAAAATGAGAATTGCAAAAGAGGGTGATGAGTACTTGTCATCTATTTATTCAGCATTAACAAAAGATATGAACGCTGCTGTTAAAAGTGCAGATAATACTGAGGCACTTTTTTTACTTACAAAAGCTGATAGATACACAAAGCTTAATAATAATTTAAATGTAAGAAAAGTTTTTGATGAAATAGATAAAAGAAAACTACCATCACAGGTTTTTGATTTTGCAATGCAAGGAAGTGATGCAGGTGCAACAAGAATAAACTCAATATTAAGAAATCTAAATGCAGAACAAAGAGGGGCTATGGCTGCCACTGTTTTAGGCAGATTAGGTTACAGACCTGGACAAGACTTTTCAGCATCTACATTTTTAACGAATTGGCAAAAGCTTAATCCAAAAGCAAAAAAATCATTGTTTGGTGCAGATAAATATAGAGAAATGTCAAATGAGTTAAATTCATTAGTGAGAATATTAGATGTAGCTGTTGAAAGAGGCAAAGCAGAAAACGTATCTAAGACTGCTACTGTATTGCAAACAGTTGGTACAATTAATTCATTAATTACAGCAGGTGGTTTAGTAACCTATGGAGTTATGTCTGGCTCACCTGGAGCAAGTGCAGCAGGTTCAACTTTGGCAGGTGCTGCTATGACTCCTGTAGCTATATCAACATTAATTACAAGTCCAAAATTTATAAGATGGCTTAAAGGCACAGCACAAGCAACTCAAAGAAACCCAAATCAATTAGGCATACAGTTAGCAAGGTTAGGAGTGATAGCTGAAAGAGATAGTGACCTTGCCCCTGCTATAAATGAATTTATGAATAATATGGCTGTAACACTTACATTACCAAAGCCACAGGATAATCAACAAGGTCAACAATAATGGACATAGATAAACTAAGACAACAACTCGTCATAGATGAGGGTGTTAAGTATGAATTGTACCTTGATCATTTAGGATTAAAAACTTGTGGCATAGGACATTTATGCAGAGAAGATGAGCCAGAGTTTGAAGAAACAATCGGTACTGAAATATCTGAAGATCGTTGCACAGAACTATTTGATGAAGATATAAAGTCTGTCATTAAGGACTGTAAAAAGGTGTTTGATGATTGGGAAAACATGGATGAAGAAGTTAAACAAATCTGTGCCAATATGATGTTTAATTTAGGACTGCCAAGATTTAGCAAGTTTAGAAAAACCATTAATAATATTATTAGCAAAAACTACAAAAAAGCTGCTGAAGAGATGCGTGACAGCCGTTGGTATAGGCAGGTCACTAACAGAGCAGAAAGACTTGCGATAAGAATGGAAGCAATAGCGTGACCCAGAAAAAGTTAGAGAAGGGCAGCAAGTTTGCACAATACGATTTAGATGGTGACTCTATTGTTTCAGATGAGGAACTTGCACTCTCTGAACACATGATACGGCTAGAGAATAATGACAAGATGCAGGATCAGCAGAGAATGATCTGTTGGGTATCATCTATCTCATCAATTATTCTTATAGTATTAGTTATGTCACCTGCCATAAATGATGCAAAAGCACAAATGGCTATCCCATTAATCTCTACTTATGTCATCGCTAATTTAGGCATTGTATCTGTTTTTATGGGTGCAACAGCTTTTACCAGGTCAAAAGAAAATGGCAAGTAATGTTATGGTTATTGATTGTCATACTACATGGAACGGATATTCAAGAACGTGTTTTTTTCTCAGATCTTAACACATGTCTCACGTTCGCAGAAAAAATCAGAAACCAAAACACACATCAACAAACAGCCTTTAGCAAGGTTTATGTCACGACTTATTGCATACCTCAAAAGAAAGAAAATTAAATGATGGAACAAACAATTAGTGATGTCGAAAACCTGACCAAGACAGTCAACTTTAATGAGGGTGGCGGTAGTGATGTTGAGGCAGGCATACAGTTCATTTACCACATGAGAGAGCATCTATTAGATATTGGTATTGCCACAGTCTATGGGCTGACAGTTTACGCAATATTCTTATGGATTACTAAAATTATAAAAGGTTAGATTATGAGCATTATTACTAGCTTGGTAGGGCCTGTTACAGGCTTATTAGATAAGTTTGTAGAGGACAAAGATCAAAAGGCTAAACTGGCACATGAGTTAGCTACAATGGCTGACAGGCACGCTCAGGAAGCTTTACTGGCACAATTAGCTATTAATAAAGAAGAAGCTAAAGGCAACTGGTTTCAGTCATCTTGGAGGCCATTAATCGGTTGGATTTGTGGATTGTCATTAGCCATTAATTATTTAATAGCACCTATCTGTGCAGGCATTGGCATCAATATTCCACAAGCTGATATGTCAGTAATGATGCCATTATTATTAGGAATGTTAGGCATAGGAACACTACGCTCTGTAGATAAGTTCAATAAGACAGATTCTAAAAAATGAGAAAACAAGTTAAATTATTAGCTAAACATAAATCACCTTCTGGCGGTTTAAATGAGGCAGGTAGGAAAGCTGCCAAAGCACAAGGCTCTAATTTAAAAGCACCAGTTAAATCTGGAGATAATCCCAGAAGAGCAAGTTTCCTCGCAAGAATGGGTGCAGGTCGTGGCTCTGATTACAAAGATGGAAAGCCTACAAGAAAGTTATTAGCACTCAGAAAATGGGGAGCTAGTTCATCTGCTGATGCAATAAAAAAAGCTAAAGCAATATCTAAACGCAATAAAAACAAGGAGAAGAAAGCATGAAGGGAATGAGTTACGGCTATGGAAATAAAAAGAAAGCACCAAAAAAAACCATGACCAAGAAAAAGTCTGGCAAGAAAGTTAAGAAATAATGGCAGCACTTACTAAGAGACAACAGACTGCTCTTAAAAGACATTCTGTACATCATACTGCAAAGCACATGACTGAGATGCGTAAGATGATGAGATCAGGAAAAACATTCACACAGGCTCATAGAGCATCAATGAAGAAAGTAGGTAAATAATGGCTAAAAGACCTGGACTATATGCAAACATTCATGCAAAGAAAAAAAGAATAAAAGCAGGTTCTGGCGAGAAAATGCGTAAAGCAGGAACAAAAGGCAGACCCACAGCAGCAGCTTTTAAACAGGCAGCAAAGACTGCTAAGAAACCTAAGAAGACAAGAAAGGCTTAATGATGCCTTTTAGTAAGTACTCACCTAAACAGAAAAAGCTTGCCAGAGTAGCAGCACCCAGAACTAAAATCACTGGTGCAGATTTTAAGAAGATAAAAAAGAAGAAGAAAAAGAAATAGCTTGACTGTGTGGAGTCCACACATTATTGAAAACACATTGATAGTTTATGGGAACTGTTTTTGTGGACGTTGTGTGGAGTAAAATTCAAAAAACCAAACTAAGTAACTGTAATTATTGTATAAATAATTTAGAGGTTACAAGTTCAAATCTGGTCACCCCGACCAAATCACCTAATTTTCAAACCCTATATTTTCTGCCATTTTTCAAGGCACAGCAAGGGATTGAAACATATCAAAACAAATCTTTCCCCATAATCTTTCAATACAATATCCATACATTTACAACCAATTTACCATAAAAATGTGTGGACGTTGTGTGGACTAGGGTTACCAGTTTTTTACTTATACCCCCTTGACATACTAGGCGTTTATGCCTATATTATAACTATTAACGCATATAACAATAAATTGGAGAATGACGATGACCCCAACACAAGCAATAAAAGAAATAGATACTGTAATAGAGCAAATCATTTCTAAAACTGAAAAGGACAAAGCTGAGAAGCTTAAAAAAGCCTATGAAGTAGTTAAGAAAGACTACCAAGATAAAATCAATCTATCTGTTATTAGAACAGATCACAGCCTTTATATGTAGGAGAATGACGAATGGATGTTGAGATAAAATATCAAAAAGCAAAAAAATTATATTATGCCAGAGTTGCAGATGGCAGTCGTTATGGCAGACAGGTCTATGGTGCAACTCCAGAAATAATTAAGGAAAAGTTGCAAAAATATTGGAAACCACCAACGAAACAGAACAGAGATGGTATGACCATTGGTAAAGTACTATCAGGTTTTATTCTGCACATGGAGAAAAGAACTTTAGGCAAGGTTGATGGACAGAAAAGAATCAGGCTGCAAAGTTATGAGAACTATAAATCTTATGACAAAGCTTTAGCTGCACTTTCTGTTTTGTCTAAGCCTTTAGGTGATTACAAAATACAGCAGATAGATAAAAGCTTTCTTAATGAAATACTTAATTCATTGGAACAGAAATATAATACGCACAGTGCAAAGCATAAGCATGAGTTATTTAGCTATTTTAAAAGTGCAATGCTGTGGTTACACAAACAGGACAGAGAATTGTACCCACTTGTTGACCTCAGAGAGATTGTTATTAAGCTTACAAAGAAAGAAGCATTTGTTCCTAAAAGACTTGATGCACAGTTAGTCTTAAGAACTGTTGACCAGGTATGCATAGAAAAATATGCAATTTATGTACACCTTTGTGCTAATGGTCTTAGGGCATCTGAGGCAAATGGTTTAAAGCCATCTGACTTTGATTGGCCTAAAAGCACTGTTCATGTACAAAGAACTGTAGACAAATCAAGAAATGTTATTGCTATAGAAACTGGCTATGAGTGTGGAACTAAAACTCCATCGTCTAATAGAAAAGTACCATTAGGATCAGAACTGGCTAATAGAATTAGAAAGTTTATTATGTCAAATAACAAGCTTGATTGGATGTTTCAAGCAGATCGAAAATACGATGGCAGACCTATTAAGCAACAGAATTTAGCTAAAAGTGGTTTGCATAAAGCTTTGAAGCATCTTAAATCAAAAGGGCAGAATGTAGAGTGGAAAGGTGCAATGCATGGCCTTAGACACTATTATGGCTCTTTGTTATTGGCTGAAGCTGCTAAACTTGGAAGAAACCCAACTTGGGTGCAGAAGAGGCTAGGGCATAGCAACCTGCAAACAACTCTTGGCATCTATTCACATGACATTGATGAAGATAACCAAGAGTTAAATAATGAGGTTGAAAGGCGATTAAACGGCTAAATTATTTTCTTATCCACCATCTTTGGAGTCAGTCGTGCTTTGATAACGCGGCTGATTTTTTATCCAATCATCTATTTCTTGTTTTGGATAATAAACCCTTGCACCTAGCTTAATAAATTTTGGAGCAAAGTCTTTTCCAAAATGTCTCCAATATCTTAATGTTTTTACTGGAACTCTAGTGTAATCACTTACTTCTTGTTCATTAAATAATATTTGTTCCATAAGATTACTCCTTATTTTCTACAGGCCAAAGGTTGCGAGTAGCACCTCTCTTTTCTATCTTGCCACTCGCAATCAATTTCTTTACTGCAAAGTCAAAAGCATTAGCATTTCTGCCATATCCTTTAGTATTTAAGAAATCAAATATCTCTCTGTGTGTGGGTGGTAGTTCATGTTTCTCAACATATTGCCTAATAAACTGTAAGACAAATATACCCATGCGAGTGACACCTTTGTTTTTATAGCTTGTATCTTTATCTTCCCTATCCATTATCTTTATTATGTTCTGCATTAAATTTTACCTCTATCTCTCCCTGCAAAACTGTCACAATACGTTTTAACAATGTAAAGTGCGGCTCTGCTTTATTGTTTTCTAGCCTTAAAATAGTCTTCTCAGATACGTTAGCATTGACAGCTAAAGCATCTCTGCTTAATCCCATTCTCAGCCTTTGTTTTTTTATCTGTTGACCTAAAGTCATTCCTTCTTTTCCAGTGCGGCTTCAATGAATTGCAGACCCTTTCTAAGCATCTGCTCTTTATTCATTTTCACTTCATATTTTTTCCTACCAATCACCAACAATATTTTGTCGGCTCTTGGTATAATGAAGATTTGCTTACCAGTTTTGTCCACTAGGGCCTGGATCACGTGGGTCGGACATAGGTGGTACAGATTGACTTATATGTCCACTTTGGTTCTGATAATTATTTTGTTGCTGACCTTGCTGCTGATAGTTACCTTGTTGTGGTTGCCCCATACCTTGTCCAGGCTTCTGCCCCTTTGGTAATACAACCATCTTGCCTTGTCTTTGTGGCAACATATTTAATAAAAATGATGGTTCAGCTTCACCTCTTGATGGGTTAGGCGGTAGTATAACACCAATCTTGTTAGCATATTCTGGCTTGTAGCCCTTCTGAGGATTACCCTCGATGAAATAAATATCTTGTTGTTCCATAATCATAGCTTTAATATTCCTTCTTTGGTTCTGAATAAATTTGTGTATAAGTCGTATAAGTCGGCATGGTTCGCAAACTCTCTTATCATAGATAAGTTACTATCGTGAAATGCACCGATCTCTTGCAGTGGGTCACCATATAGGTAACGTAAATCATTGATGGCAACTAAGGCTTTCATCACCTCTACAAAGGAAGCTGTAGCCCTTGTTCTGTTATCAGCATTGCCCATATAAATATCAAATGTCTGTGTGGCATTAACAGTCCATTCCTGTAATTCTTTAACTGTCTTTATCGTTCCTGCTGCACAAGCCTGTTGCACAACTCCAGTGGTATAGATGTTTCTGCTCTCAGCAGGTGTAGTCGGTTTAAATGCCATCTCTTTTTACCTTCCAAACTCTATATTTTACTGGATTATCACTAATTTTTCTTCTAATAGCTTTGTATTTTTGTTTAAAATTAATATCTTGATAAGATTGATATGATTCATTTATAGCTTGTGCCAAAGAACTAGCATCACCACTGCTAGTTACCTCAACACTGTCACCAATTTTCATTTGTGATGCTAAAATTACCCATTGATTTTTCATTGTTTTTTTTTGTATTGGAACATCTTTTTCTATTTTATATTCCATCATATACTCCCATATATTTGGTGAGGGGCTTGCTAGTTAGCGGAGGAAAAGTGCCAGTTCCAAACCCCTCATAAACTTAATTAACTGTTGTCATTAAGATAAGAAAAACCAGATACACTGCGATAACAATGATTGTCCATTTTCTCATCCATATTTCCAATGGGTGTCTAGCCATTTCTATATCCCCATATCTCTTTTACTTTTGCTATTATTTCTTCATCGACATTGTTCCAGACATAATGACTAAAGTTTGGAATAACGTATCGTGATATAATCTGTGGATCACTGCTGATCTTTAATAAATTCTGTCTGGCCCTTGCTGACATTCTCATTGTTTCAAATGCTGCATTTAAGGCTTGTGGCTGTAAATACTCACAGTTAGTCTGATCAAACACCTGGTAGCCTTTGTGGCTTGCATAGATGATTCTTACAGGCTTGTTTGATGCTCTGGAGTAGATAGCAGCCTGTCTTACATTACTAGCTGTAGGACTCTTAGGAAGCGATTGTGACCTTTCAGAATAAGTACCATCAGTTTTTAAAAAGGGTGAGGGCCATTTGCTTTTAGCTTCATTGATATAATCAAACTCTACAACATCAACATAGCCTCCAACATTGAGTTCTATACCTTCTGCATCTGTCTTAAATAACTGTTCTATCTCATTAACTTTTATATTGCAGTCAGCAGATGCCAGGACAAAGTTATTGACCACAGTATCAAAATGTTTAAGACATAACTTATGCTGTTCATGGTCTTTGGCATTAGGTGCATTAAACTTGGATAATTCGTGCTTACAAGTTTCTATAGCTTCTTTGAGTGGTTTACCCTCTAAATGCATTTGCCATGCCCTGTGTGCCTCACCACCTGCTCTCATCTTTGCATTTGCAGGGTTAATTCTGTCTCTGTCCAGACCTGCTACATACTTGGCAATGAAGAAATCCAGAGGACAATGTTCTGGGTCTAAACGGCTCGGAAACCACATATCAATTAAGCTGTTCATAATAAATAAATCTTATCGGCGTTTGTGCCTATAGTAAAGCCAAAAAAAAACATTTTAAGGTTTAATCCACTCTATTGGTGCTATCCATTTTATGTCAGTACATTCGGTCAATTTTTGAGGTATTAATGATAAAGCACTGATATAATAATTTGAATTATTATCTTGTTGAGATTTAAAAAAATAACCCATAAACCTGCCTTCTTTACAATCAATAACCACTAATTTACTCATATATTTTTGAAATTGAGATTCATCTTCTATAGGATCAATTCTGGATAAATAGTATCGATTTAAATAAGATATATGAACATTATTAGCTTTAAACGCAATGTAATCATCATTTGTATGTGCAACCATTATAGCAGCAGGCGTGTTGTAATCCAGTGGTGTTATTCTCTGATCGTTTTCAAAATCTATAAGGCCAATAACTCTTACCTCTTTAAGCTGTTGATCATCGTATGGCTCTGCTAATTGTAAGAACTTTGATAAGTCAGGAAACTTCTGTGAAAGCTTGTTAATAGTACGCATGGAAAGCACATGATCTTCTCTGCCTTTTACGTCATTGACAAAGCCTGTAATGGTACTTGGAGATACACCTGCCTCAGATGCTAATTCGGATAAACTTATACTATGCGTTCTCGCACAGTTATAGAGTGCTGTTTTGATCTGTTTTCTGTTCATAAATGTGTAATAATCCATTTTTTAACCTTTTACAAGTATCTACCCATTAAGTACCTATAATATTCCAATAATCGGCACTAATAAGAATAAATTTACCCATATTGTACCAATTTACAGTTATAGGGATTTATGCCTAGTATATCTTTTTTTGCAAATAGATAGGCGTTATGTCAAACGAATTATTACAAAATCTGATAAAAAAAATAGAGCTTACTTATGGTAGTATCTGGCGAGCTTCACAGACACTAAATGTTGATTATTCAACTTTGCTCCGATGGCGTAAACAGCAGCAAAAACCCAACACAGGTACGCTTGAAAGAATCGCAGAGGAGATGAATCGCAATGAAAAAGGGTGAAGTACTATCTATCGTAGCACAAAAGCGAATCATAGAGCGATTAGATCGCATTGAACAGAACTTTGATCGCATCTTTGATAACTTTGACAGTGTTTTTGAAGTTGTTGATGACCTAAAAGGTGGCATCCTCAGACATGACCAGACCCTTTATGAGTTTGTAGTCAAGCCTGTTCGTGATGAAGAGGATAAGAATGGCAGTTAGTTTTAGCAAAGAGATACCTAATGCAAAT